GCTGCTTTTGGATTTTTCTTCATCTGGCCGAATGAACGAGCGCAATATGAATCACCCTTGCTGGTGCCAGGTCGCACCCTCGGCCCACCGCCTCTGGCCTTGCCAGCTTGGCCATAGGAAACCTTTTTGCCTGTCGCTGTGATCTTGACCTTGGCTTTGCCCTTTGCTGGTTTGCGACTAGCCATCTTTCAGCAGTCCCTGCCGATAACCCTTGGCCTTGCTGTATGTCAGCGTTTCACGCCTGCCATCCTCTGCATATGAGCAGTGAACCCAGCCGCTATTGCCGCCGGTGTAGCATTCAAGAATCAGTTGATCAAATGGCAGATTGACCTCAATCCAGCGTGCCAGGTCGTAGTTGTCCACCCCGGCCACCTCAAAATCTGCCGCCGCACATTTGCCATCTGTACAACAATGCTGTGAGGTAATTTTTGAGCCTATGGCAACACACAACTCCGGGCTTCGGAATCCTGACGATACCATAAAGGGTCCAAACTTATCTCTGATAGGCTGCAATATGTTCTCGCACAGAAGTTCTAGAGCCTCTATTTCATCGGTATTCGGCAAATTCGGGATGCCTTTGCGTTCAGCCGTCTGGCTTTTACACAGTTCATCAAGCGTGAAATTTTGTGAAAGCCTCATGCCTTGTTCTTTCTTTTCTTGGGCTTTTTCTTCAAGGCTTTGAAGTCAGCGCCAGTAATCTTTGTGCGCGGCTTTGCTGCTGCTGCTAGGCGCTTTTGCTTTGGTGAATACTTTGAAAATGGCATTATTTTTTCTCCTTCACTTTACCGACCACGCCTTCAAGCATCCCGCCCCCAAAGTAAAATGCCAAGATGGTCAGCATTGCCTCGCCCAAGTAGAAATCATCGATGACTTGTTTAATGTCAGGAATATTTGTTTCCCCCATCAGCGTCATCACCAGGACCAAGGCGAACGACAGCAGAAACGTGGCAGTGAACATCAGCGCCAGCCAGCGTTGGGCGACCTTGAACGGTGCGTAGGCCTTCATTGTGTCAATTTTGGCCTGGGCTTTGACCCGCTCCATCTCTTCATCTGAAGAGTGAACATCATCAATCAGGTCCATGCCCTTTTTGATGACCTCACCATTGCCCAGTATAGACGCTAGAACTCCAAGCATTTTATTTCCGATCCATCCATGTGGTGAAGCCCATATAGGCACCAACAATGCCACTGAGCGAAATGAACAAAAGTGGCGAAATTTCACTAAGCAGCTTGATGCGGCTATCAGGCACAAAAGGCATAAACAGCAGTATTGTGTAGACGCCCATGCCGATCAGCGAGTATCGAGCCAGGCGCAGTTGTGCCAGGTGCTTGCGTGATCTGTCCTCAAACTCGCGTATTTCTTTTGCGCGTTCAATTTCGGCATCGCTCACCACGCCGTCATCATCAAGATCGTACTTTTCGAACTCGCTGGACGGCTCAAGTTTTTTCTGGGCCACGGTTTATCTCTGGTTTGGGTTTATAGTCACGCGGCGCGTGTCTCCAATTTCGCTTTGACCGCCAGTGGCAAACAAGCCCCCACCAATGCCTGCTGGCACACTACGCTGCTGTATACCACCAGATGACATTACTTGCGCTCTACCGGCTCTCAAAGTTCCAGCAGGCACTGCAATTAGACGATCAGCGATTGCTGCCAACTGCGGCCCGAATACACGCTCCAAGCCCCTAATTACTGGCGCAGCGGTGCCGCTAAAATTCCTTGCACCAGGTACTGCTGTCGTTGCCAACTCTGCCACTTCCGCAAATTGGCTGAGCAACGCTTTATCTTGCGCCGTAAATAATGCGTTAAATAACTCTGGGGTTCTGCGTTTCAAATTCACTAACGCAGTTTTGAATCCAGCACCAGAAAACGCTTTTACACCGGCCTCACCAGCAGCCGTTTTTTCTGCTTGCTCAACTAATCGTAGAAAAGCGCCTTGCTTCAAACGATTGAAACCTTGTTCGCTCAAAATGCCTTTCAAGTTTCGCACAGTGCGTGCTGAATTGGGCTTGCCTGCCGCGCTCAAAGTAAACAACAAATTGAACTGCTCACTAGGTTCCAATGGGTTTTCTGTGTCAACAATTTTTGCAACAATTCTGTCATCGCTAAATTTTTCACGAAATGCTTTGTTAGTGCGTCTCGCTTTCAACCAAGGCGTAAAGGCATCGGCGTTGCCTGTCTCAACCAGATCATCAAGTAACCGATCAACAAAACCATCATATTGGTTTATGACTTCTCTGACGGCTCTGGCATCATCACCGACTGCCGACTTCGTTGCTCTCTGCCGCCATGATTCCAAGTCATTGACAGTCACAGTTTTTTTCTTGCTGATTTTTTCTAAATCACGGATTGCGTTGTTTGCTTTTGGAAAATTAAGTAAATCGAAATTTTCTGCTACCGAGTTTCTAATTGTGCCGGTTTCTGCCCTTACTGCTTCAGGATCAAGCACCGAGGTTTTGCCGCGCCCTCTAGCAACTTTGTATAAACGGTTTACTCTGCGCTGTGCTGCCTCTGCTTTCGTGCTAATTTCTGCGCCAACGTCAATCATGGCGTCCGTTGGGCTTGTGGCGGCTCTGCCAGTGGGTGCTATTTCTTCAGCAATGAGTGGGACATTTTGAGCCAGTTGCTGTTGCTGTCGGACTCTGGTGCCTGACATAATTCTGCCAGCAGTATCATCTCTTGATAAAATTTCATCCTCTGCCGATTGCGCCGCCCTTGTCCGGGTTACATCACCTTGTGTCAATTTTACTGGCTGTGGCAGCGATTGTGCTGCTGCGACTCTTGCCGCTTCAACCGGCTCCACCGCTGTTTGCGATAGTTGGTCAAACTCCCTGATGAAAGCTGGCGTGACCTCATCAGCGTCTAATCCAGCGTTTGCCAAAGCCTTACGGCCTTCTTTCGTCACACCATCCTTAGTTACAAAAACTTTGTTTTTCACAAAACGGCCAATAAACGGCACAACAATTTCGCTTGCTAACTCACCGCCTACACCAAATGCTGTTGCGACTAAAGCTGCTTGCGGGTCTATGCCTCGATCTGATCCAGCCTGCCCAGCCGCTAAATCCTGTGCAACAGCGCCAACGCCAGCACCGCTACCAGTGCCAAGTATTTTGCCTGCTTTGCCAGCGACCTTTTCGCCTAGTTTGCCGCCAAGTCTTGCGAAAAACAGTTCCCCCAAGGCCGTTGTCATTATGTCGTCAACGTCTTGTGGACTGGCCCCCGGTTTGTTCAGGTAATACTTGCCTGCTGGAACCCCAAATCTTTTAGAAAAGCTGTCGTCAAGTGTAACAATGGAATTACCAAACTTATCTAGCACGGCATCAACATTGCCGAATGTTTGTCTAAATATATCTGTCTTACGCAAATCATCACGGCCTAACGACATCATCATACCTACTTGACCACGCCCAGGAATTATTGCTGAACGCAACTTGTTTGGTATTTCCTCAATCTCTGGAAACTCTGTTGTGGCCTCGCCAGTTACAATGTTCTTTGCACCCTTACCAACAGATGCCAGCCATTCTGTAGCCGCATCAGTAATGTCACCAACCAAAGTATTTTTTGCTGGTATCAATCCGCGCCTAACTGCTTCTTCAAAACGCTGTTGTTTTTGAGGCTCAAGCTGTCCTGCGTAACCAAGCTGTAGTGTTTCTGCTGGGAATATTGTTTGGTTTTGTTCAGCCATCAGAATATCCCTCCCAAAAGATCACTGTCACTCTCGTTGGCAATGCTTGGGTCTAAATTGGTCTGATCAGCCGGTAAGATTGTTTGGCCAGGTATGATGTTTTGATTGTTGTTGCTAGGCGTTGCGGCCACCGTAGGCAATGGACCCATAAACTTATTATAAAAAGGAAAATAAGTTTGTGGAGTGAAACCAAGTGGCTTTAGCTGGGCCTCTATTGATGGCATTAGTTTTTGCAGGGCATCTTGCCTTGCGGTGACCAAACCACGCATTGTTTCAACAATTTCTGCTCTGGTTTCGGGAGCGATCAAACCGCTTTTTAAACCTTGCCGCAATTTTTGAGCAAATTGTTGTCCTAATGACGCGCTTGTTTGCGCTAACATTGCCTCTTGGTCTGTGACTCTGCCGCCAGGATCAAGCGCTGAGAAAAACTTATATATCAAACCAGCATCTGACGCACCGCTGGCATCTTGAGCCAAATCCGTTGCTTCTCGGAACGCAGTGTTAGCTAAATCAAATTTCTTTTCTAATTCTCTTGGTGTTTTTGTAAACTTCTCGCCTCTTGCAAATGCCTGATCTGAGTTTGGTATGATTGTCAGGTTTCCGCTTTGGTTGTACTGGAAACCAGTTGGTGCGTCAGGCGGGTTGCCTAATCGGAAACCCTGCGCGGCTGCTTGTTCTTGTTCCATACTTCCCGGCTCAACAAGTTTCACCTCGCGTGTATCAGGCAAATACATAGAGACTGGCGCTTTTGGCTGTCTTTGTGCAAGGGCTTGAGCAGCTGACGCCTCCATGCTAGCGCCAGCAGTCAACGCACCAAGGGGATCAACGCCACCCAAAGCAGCAAGCATTGGAGTTTCGCTCATATCTATGTTGCCAAGCGCCCCGGATATTTGTGTTCTAAACTCATCCTCACGCGCTGCCTGAGCGTCACCAGCCTTGCGCTGTAGGTATGCGCCCACCAATGCGCTAGACAGCCTGCCAAGCCCTTGTAGCGGTGTTCTGACAGGCGCAGAACTCGCACCCTGCCCCATAAGCGCCTGGCCTAAGATACGGCGCGGGTCAGACTGGTAAGCCTGATTAAGCTGCTGGAACTGCATTGATGGCCGTTGGCCTGGTTGCATCAGACCGTGAAATGGATTGTGTGGCATTATCTACCTCAATAAGTAAGCTGCGCCAAGATTGCCTGCTAGGCCGAAAAGACCACCAAGGTCTGCTGACCTCGATGCCATTGCCTGATTAAATGCGTTGCCTTGAGCAGCTTGCTGTGCAGCAAAAGCACCCTGCGTGTCGATCGCGCCCGGTGCAAAGAACGATGCCTGCTGGACTTGTGGGCCACCAAGTAGCGCTGCCAGTTCGTTGAAATTCTGACCACGCAAGGCTGTGCGCTCTGCAATCTCACGCTGGCGTTGCTGATTGGCAATCTGATTGCTCAAAAGTTGGTCTGCTATTTGTTGCTGTCTGGCCGCGTTCATCAACTGCACGTTTGCCGCAGATTGACCAAAGGCCTGCCCCTGCGCCGCCAATCCAAACTCACCAGATGCGGCACGCTCACCAAACTGTTGCGCCCTAATGTTACGCGCCTGGTTAACAATCCGATCAGATTCCTGACCCGCCGACAGTGTGGCCTGCTGTGCAAGCCTCGATAGCTGCTCGTTTTGCTGTGTCTCCAGCCGGTTTACGGCATCGTTATAGCCTTGACTTGTAATGGGGATTCCACGATCGGCAAGGTTCTGCTCTAATGCCTCTCTTTGCTGCGTAAACCCTGGCTGTAACAATCCTAACTGGCGGTTGTACAAAGTCGTTTCTATCGTGTTACGAAAAGCCTCTGGGTCACTCGTCAAAGCTGTCAAATTGTCTGTGTTTATGCTTGTCGGCAATGTCGCGGTGATCTGATTGCCTTCTGCGTCTGTTCCTGCAAGCGCAGAGATGGTTTGATTAAAATTTTGCAGATTTTGATTTGCTGCAAATGGGTCTGTTTCTTGCGCGGCAGACACGCCTGACAATGTGGGCGCTGTTCTGAAGGGATTTTGAAAGTCTGGATCATCCTGAAAGATCGGTGAGCCATCGGCGTTCTGACCTACCACCGTGCGGCCGGTTACCCGGTCAAACGCTAGGTTGCCCAGCCCCAGGCCGGTGCCTTCAGTCGCAGCACGCAGTTGGGCCTGAAACGGTGTTTCCTGCGTAAACGCAGCCGCTTGGCCGTCCTC